GTGTTAACCCGTGTGGCCTTGTGAATAGTACCGATGTTTTCCCTTGCGCCCCGTGTTTGCCTGTGATAAGCTGGAGGGCGGGCCTCGTGTTGGGACCGGGGCAGCGGGATTGACATAATTTTTTACAAAGGGTACTACCTAGACACAAAATAGGGTGAAATTAGGTAAAAAGTAGGTTAGTTGACAGAAGTATAACCTGTTGTTATATCTTGTGTTTACCCACGGGCGGCACTAAAGTAATAAATCTGTACCCTCTAAGTAGTATTTGTTATATATTTACATTAAATAAAGCTTGACTTTTGTATAAAACTATGGTATAATATAAGGCAGATACTAGGATGAATTAATAAGACAGATGCGGGGCCTTAGTTACCTACCTAACCGTTCGTATAGATCCCTTCTTCTGTTGCTTCCTAGGCAAGGGACTCATGCGAACTACTGTTAAACACAAGGAATACAGGATAATGTCTCAGGATGACACCCTAACTAAACAAGCAGAAGAACGTAAGGAAGTAAACTTACGGAAGAGAAGTAGAGGCAGACCTAAGAAGTCTGAGGTAAAGGCTAAGACTACAGGTTCTAGAGGTAAAGTAGGTAGGCCTAAAGGTGACAGTACGGTCATAAACGAGTACAAAGCTCGTATGCTAGCTAGCCCCAAGTCAGCTAAGGTACTAGAGACTATCTTTGATGCTGCCCTAGACAACGAACACAAGAATCAGGCTGCAGCGTGGAAGTTAGTAATGGATAGAGTACTGCCTGTAGGAGCTTTTGAGAAGGACGTAATGAAAGATGCAGGAAGAAACAGCATACAGATTAACATTACTGGGGTTGGAGCTACAGAAGTGTTTGGTAGCACTGAAGAGGGAAGCGTGTTTGATGGAGAAGCAGTGGATGTCACAGAATAAGGTAGACGAAGCACTAGAGGAAGCCTTGGGTTACGTAACGAGAGTAGGTGATGCTACAAGTCAGTTTATTAATGTTGCTCTTTTGTTTGGTGACAACGCTAACGAGTCCGTCTCTGGCAGATCCCACAGGCTCAAAGGACAATACAAGTCTTGGAAGTGGCTCAATTCAGCTATTGACTTTACCTTTGACCAAGATCACTGTGAACGAGCGTACCTCAACGACGTTGCCCGTGCAAAAAAGACACTCGATGAGGCTAACAACAATGGCTGAAACTTCTCAAGTAAAGACTCTGCTAGACTTTATTGGAAACGTAGAAAGTGCCAAAGGATACAACTACGAGTACGGTAATAAACCTCTTGATTTGTCTGATATGACTATTAGAGAAGTCATCAAACACCAAGAAAAAAGAAAACAAGAACGTGTTAAGTCTACCGCAGTAGGTAGATACCAGTTTCTCCTGAAGACTCTGAAAAGTTTAGTACTAACTGACAGCGGAAAAGAAAAGAATCCTAAAGACCTGCCTTTAGACGCTAAGTTTACTCCTGAGCTTCAAGACAAAGCAGCAACTATTTTGCTGCAACGAAGAGGCTTAGATGATTATTTAGCAGGCAATATGTCTCCAGAGGCTTTTTCTACAGAATTAGCGAAAGAATGGGCTTCTATGCCTCTTATATCAGACATGACTGTTACTCGAAAGAATAAACAAGGTAAAGAAGAACAAGTTAACTTACAGAGGGGACAGTCTTTTTACTCAGGTGTTGCAGGAAACAAATCTTTAGTTGACCCTAATGAGTTACTGGGCGTTGTAAAGCAAACTAAACCTCAACAAAAAGAAATAAACCCTAGTCTTCAGCAAAGAGCAGAAACAGCTAAAACCTTTCCAGAGGCTCTGCAGTAATGTTATATACTAAGCACGTAGAACTAACTGGCACTACAGAAACAACTATGTTTACTGTGCCTACTGGTTTCCACGCAATTATCTACTATATATTTATTGCTAACCACGATGGAAGCACTAACACTGCCTCGTTGCACTACATAAACGGTGGCAATAGAGTTGACATCTTTGATACTGCTAATATAGCAGGAGGCGCTAAAGAAACTCTGAGTAACAACAGCGGCCCTGTGTTTGTACTGCACGAAGGTGAAGCAGTTAAAGCACAGGCAGGTTCTGCAGGAGACATGGAGTTTATTGTAACCTTTGACTTAATCCCCTCACCTAACACACTAGTGAACTTTGCTTAGTCCCGTGATTACTATTCTAGGTGCAGATTGGTGTCCTGCTTGTAAGAGAGCAAAGAAAATAGCAGATGAACACAGCTTGGCGTACAACTACGTAACCATCCCAGACGGACAAAAGGGCTGGGACATGGTAGAAACACTAACAGGAGCTAGATCCATACCTCAGATATTTTACCACTTTGGTGGATCTAGTGATTTTAAAGAAGCCCTCGATAGCGTAGGAGAACTTTTACAATGAAAGTCATTACAACAGCACTACTCACAGCACTATTGTTTATTACTGGCTGTGCATCAACTAACTCACTGTACTACGAGGCAGTCCAGAAAACTGCGGAGGCTAACGCAAGAGCGGTGCAGGCAAAGTTTGATGCTCTTTCTAAGATTGCCTCTAGTGGTGACGGACAAGCTGCTAGTGCTGCTGTAATGGCTTTGGCGTTAACAGGTACTCCTAACTCACAGCCTATTCCACAGAAGTCTGAGGCTATCCAGTGGGCGTCTATCCTAGCGTCACCTGTAACCTCTCTGGGCATGATGTGGATGCAGGCAGACTCGTCTAAGACTATGGCTCGTTACAACTCACAGGTTGATCTGGCACAAGTAGCTGCAGACGCTCAGACGCAACAAGCCTTATACGGTAGTTTCTCTGACATCTCTAGCGCAGGATTTAGTGCTGTGGGTAACGTAGACTACACGCCGTTTATTGACGGAATGGTTGACCTAGGTACTACTGGTATGGATAACCTAACCACCCTAGGCACAGCAGGGTTTGACTCTAACGTAACCCTAGGCACAGCAGGTATCGACGGTGTGGTTGACGTAGCTACTACAGGAATAACAGGGGTATCTGGAGTTGCTACTGTAGGCTACGAAACCATGCTACTCATGGATCAGGGTAACAATACACTAACTAACAGCGTCTGGAACGACTACGTAACCTCTATTGAAGAGATCATGGGCAACCTGCCTAACGTAGTTTGTTCTGCTACAGGTGGAGAATTAAGTAGTTCTGTAACCTGTGACTGATCTTAACGTACAACTGTTACCGTGGCAGCAGGAAGTCTACTCTGATCCTACACGGTTCAAGGTAGTGGCTGCAGGACGGAGAACAGGAAAGTCCCGTCTTGCTGCATGGATGCTTATCATTAACGCCTTACAGACGGACAAAGGACAAGTTTTTTACGTTGCGCCCACGCAGGGACAAGCCCGTGACATCATGTGGCAAACCCTGATGGAGCTAGGAAACCCTGTGATTACTGGTGCTCACATCAATAATCTACAGATCAAGCTGGTCAACGGGGCCACGATTAGTCTCAAAGGAGCCGATAGGCCAGAGACAATGCGTGGCGTTTCCTTGAAGTTTCTTGTGATGGACGAGTACGCAGACATGAAGCCTGACGTATGGGAGCAGATCCTCCGTCCAGCACTGGCTGACCAAAAGGGTTCAGCTATGTTCATAGGTACTCCTATGGGACGTAACCACTTCTACGAACTGTACAAGATGGCAGAGCTAGGGGACGATGAGACGTACAAAGGATGGCACTTTACGTCCTACGACAACCCTATACTAGACCCGGATGAGATAGATACTGCTAAGAAATCTATGTCATCTTACGCTTTCCGTCAGGAGTTTATGGCTTCTTTTGAGGCCAGAGGCTCTGAGATGTTCAAGGAGGATTGGGTTCAGTACGGAGAAGAACCAGATGAAGGCGACTACTACATAGCCATTGACTTAGCTGGGTTTGAAGAAGTAAACAAAAAACGAACAAAGAATACTAAACTTGATGAAACTGCGATCTCTGTTGTTAAGGTTGGTACTGATGGTTGGTACGTTGATAACATTATATATGGGCGGTGGAGCCTTGACGAGACTGCCGCCAAGATATTTCAGGCCGTTAGAGATTACGAACCCGTCAGTGTCGGTATTGAAAGAGGAATAGCAAAGCAGGCGGTAATGAGTCCTCTAACAGACCTAATGAAAAGAAACGCTAGATTCTTTAGGGTAGAGGAACTAACCCACGGTAACAAGAAAAAGACTGACAGGGTTATGTGGGCGCTACAAGGGCGTTTTGAAAACGGACAAATAGCATTACGTAAGGCAGAGTGGAACAACAGATTTATGGATCAACTATTTCAGTTCCCTGATCCTTTGACTCACGATGACTTAGTTGACTCACTAGCTTACATAGACCAGCTAGCAAAAGTAGCTTATAACTACGACTTTGAAGTTGACGATCACGAAATTTTAGACATAGTAGCAGGGTACTAATGAACAAACAAGTTTTTAGAAAGTTTAATACTTACGGAATATACGCTATCTCTGCCGTAGTCTTTTTTACTATGGGCTACAGCATAGCTTTAATTTAAGGAAAGTATAATGGCAGATGATATTTTAAGTCCAGAAGCATTAACAATAGAAGGATCTCTAGAAGAGTGGGTAATGCAAACCTGCGAAAACTGGAGAGACAACTACGAGTCAAACTACGAACAAAAGTTTGAAGAGTACTACCGCTTGTGGCGTGGTATCTGGGATCCAGCAGATTCAGACAGAGCCTCAGAGCGTTCTAGGATTATTTCTCCTGCGCTACAACAGGCCGTAGAGTCTAACGTAGCAGAACTAGAAGAGGCTACGTTTGGTCGTGGCAAGTGGTTTGACATTAGTGACGATGTAGGTGACAAGGACAAGAAAGATGTCATGTTCCTGCGTAAGAAGCTCTCAGAAGACTTTGAAAAGACTATGGTGCGGAAGGCTGTAGCAGAGTGCTTAATTAATGCCTCAGTGTTTGGCACAGGTATTGGTGAGATTGTCTTAGAAGAGATTAAAGAGATGGCTCCTGCTACGCAGCCTCTTATGGATGGTCAGTTGACAGCAGTGGGTGTTAACATTACTGATCGTGTAGTAGTAAGGCTAAAGCCAGTACTGCCTCAGAACTTCCTGATTGACCCTGTGGCTACGTCTGTAGATGATGCTCTGGGCGTTGCTGTAGATGAGTTTGTATCTAAGCACAGCATAGAACTGCTCCAAGAACAAGGCGTGTACAGGGAAGGTTACGTAGGTTCTGCAGCATCAGATACTGACTTAGAGCCAGATTTTGAAGACCTCACAGTATACAGCGATGATAAGGTAAGGTTGACCAAGTACTACGGTTTAGTTCCTCGTGAGCTACTAGAGCAAGAAGACGTAGACGTAGACTCTGATTCTATGTACGTTGAGGCTATTGTTGTTATTGCTAATGGTCAAACTATTTTAAAAGCTGAAGCTAATCCCTATATGATGCAGGACCGTCCTATCGTAGCGTTTCCTTGGGACGTTGTACCCGGAAGGTTCTGGGGCCGTGGTGTCTGCGAGAAGGGCTACAACAGTCAGAAAGCCTTGGACACGGAACTGCGCGCACGTATTGATGCACTGGCCCTTACTATTCACCCGATGATGGCTATTGACGCCACACGCTTGCCACGAGGCGCTAAACCCGAAGTGCGTCCGGGTAAGATGATTCTGACTAACGGAGATCCTCGTGAAGTACTACAACCATTCAACTTTGGACAAGTTAGTCAGATTACTTTTGCACAAGCTCAGGCGCTTCAGCAGATGGTACAGCAAGCTACAGGAGCCGTTGACTCCGCAGGTATTGCTGGTCAGGTTAACGGAGAAGCCACAGCAGCAGGCATAAGCATGTCTCTGGGCGCTATCATTAAGCGTCACAAGCGTACTCTGATTAACTTCCAGCAGTCTTTCCTGTTGCCTTTTGTCACCAAAGCTGCACACAGGTACATGCAGTTTGACCCTGAGAATTACCCCGTGGCTGACTATAAGTTTAACGCTACGTCTACTCTAGGCATTATTGCTAGAGA